CCATCGAAGGCACGGTCATGCGCCGGAACAAGCTGGATGGGCAGGGCAAGCACCCGTGGAAGGCCGAGGCCACCGAGGGGGACTCCGGCGTCGCTGCCGTTGTTGTGCAGAACTGGTACACACAGGTTTACGAGCCGTCCTTCGCCGGGGAAGGCCCCACCGAGCCGATGAATGAGGAGGGCGACGATGAATAGCGACAGGAGCGCAGCCATCACCATCGGCGGCAAGGAATATGAACTCATACTCAGCACCCGCGCTACGAAGGAAATCGGCAAACGGTACGGCGGTCTGGAGGATTTGGGGGACAAATTGCTCAAGAGCGAGAACTTTGAACTGGCGATGGACGAGATTACATGGCTGATCGTTATGCTGGCAAACCAGTCCGTCCTTGCCCATAATCTCATGAACCCCGGCGATCAAAAGCCGCTGCTCACCGAGGAGGCGGTCGATCTGCTGACCACGCCGCTGGAGATCGCTTCCTTCAAAGACGCCATCATGGAGGCGATGGTGCGCGGCACGAATCGCAACATCGAAAGCGAGGGCAGCGAAGGAAAAAACACGCAGGGCGGGTAACGGACGATGAGGTCTTTACCCGCCTGATCTATTACGGCGTGACGCAGCTCCGCCGTTCCGAGCCGGAAGTGTGGCTGATGCCGCTGGGCCATTTGCTGGATCAATGGGAATGCCACAAGCAGTACATGGGCTGGGCGCAGCCCAAGCGTGAACTCTTTATTGATGATATTATTTCCACCGACATTTGACGGGAGGTGTAGGGCAAAATGGCGGATAAATTCGGGCTGAAGATTGGCGTGGAAGGCGAAAAGCAATTCAAGGACGCGTTGCGCGACATCAACCAGTCCTTCAAAGTCCTCGGCAGTGAGATGCAGCTCGTCACCTCTCAGTTTGATAAAAACGATAAATCCGCCGCCGCTCTCACCGCCCGGAAAGCTGTCCTCACGAAAGAAATCGACGCACAAAGGGACAAGGTTTCCACGCTGGAGTCCGCATTGAAAAACTCAGCCGAGTCCTTTGGCGAGAATGACAGGCGCACACAGAACTGGCAGATCCAACTCAACAAGGCACAGGCCGAACTCAACGGTATGGAGCGGGAACTGTCGGACACCGATAAGGCGCTGGACGGTGTCGGGGACGGTTTTGATGACGGCGGCAAGAGCGCGGACGGGTTTGGGAAAGAGGTCAGAGGCTCCGCTGACAAAGCCGATGACGCAGGCCGCCGTTTTGAGAAGCTGGGGGGCATCGTCAAGGGAATCGGCGTTGCGATGGGCGCGGCAATGGCGGCCATTGGAACAGCGGCGGCAGCAGCGGGGAAATCATTGTATAACATGGCAACAGACGCCGCCGCGGCTGCAGACAACATCGACAAACAGAGCCAGCGGCTTGGTATGAGCCGCCAAAACTTTCAGGAATGGGATTACATACTTTCCCAAAACGGCGTCTCCATCGACACCATGAACACCGCCATGAAGTCTATGACCGCGTCAATGGAGTCCCTCTCCAAAGAGGGCAGCAAGGGCAAAGAGACGCTGGGGAAGCTGGGGGTTTCCGTTGAGGATTTAAGAAACCTCAAACAAGAGGAGATTTTTGAGAAAGCGGTCACCGCGCTCCAAAAGATGCCCGAAGGATATGAAAAAGCGCGTTTGTCCCAGCAGCTATTCGGCAGACAGGGACAGGAAATGCTTCCCATGCTCAACCAGACTAAGGGCAGCGTGGAAGAATTGAAACAGCGGGCGCATGATTTAGGGATGGTTATGGGCGACGACGCCGTGGACGCGGGGGTGCGGTTCACCGATTCGCTGGATACCATGAAACGGAGCGCGAAAGGGCTGTTCAATACCATCAGCGCGGAAGTCCTGCCGGGTATGACCCAAATCGTGGAGGGATTTACCGGGGTCATCAACGGTCAGGAGGGGGCTGGTGAGAAGCTGACCGAGGGCGCGAAGTCCATAGTGGAGAGTATTGCCAATATCCTGCCCCGCGTGATTGATGTGTTTTCTACTGTCGTGAAAGCGGTGGCGGAGGTCGCCCCGGACATCATCAAGGCGCTGATTGATGGAATCGTAAAAGCCCTGCCCGCTTTGCTGGGCGCGGCGGCAAATATCGTCAAGACGGTGCTTTCGGGGATTATCGTGGCCCTGCCCGAACTGGCAAAGGGCGCTGTTCAGTTGATTATGTCTTTGGTGGACGGCATCATCAAGAACCTGCCGGCGCTCATCGAAGCGGCGATGCAGGTGGTGGCCGCCCTTGCCATCGGCATCGGGGAAGCCCTGCCGGAACTGATCCCCGCTATTGTGGAGGCGGTGGTGATGATGGTGGAAACCCTGCTTGATAATTTGGATATGATCCTCGACGCGGCTCTCCAGATTATTCTTGGGCTGGCGGAGGGTTTATTGGCGGCCATTCCGAAACTGGTGGCGGCTCTGCCCAAAATCATCGAGGCGATTATAACATTCCTCATCAATTCCATTCCCAAGATTATCGACGCGGGGATTAAGCTGCTGACTTCGCTGATCGGCGCGCTGCCGGAGATTATAACGGCGATTGTCGCGGCGATTCCGCAGATCATTGACAACGTAATCACAGCGGTGCTGGGCGCAATCCCGCTCATCATCGACGCCGGGATAAAACTGCTGGTGTCGCTGATACAGGCTCTGCCGCAGATCATTGTGACCATTGTGGCGGCGATTCCCAAAATCGTGCTGTCTCTGGTGGACGCCATCATTGGCAACATTGACAAAATCATCATGGCGGGTGTTCAGCTTTTCATTTCGCTGATTGAAAACTTACCCACCATCATCATCGAGATCGTGAAGGCGATCCCGCAGATTGTCACTGGCATTGTCACGGCCATCATCAGCTTTGTACCAAAAATGGCCGAGGCTGGGTTGAACCTCATCAAAGGGCTGTGGCAGGGAATATCGGACGCGGCGGCGTGGCTGTGGGATAAAATATCCGGCTTCTTCAGCGGGATTGTAAACGGGATTAAGGGTTTCTTTGGGATAAAAAGCCCCTCGACCCTGTTCGCCGGGTTCGGGAAGAACATGGCGCAGGGGCTGGGGATCGGTTTTGAGGATCAGATGAACAAGGTGGCCGATGATATGCGGGACGCCATCCCCACCGAGTTTGACAGCAACGTGACGTTGCATCCAAACGCGCCTTCGAGCGCGGGACGGGGGCTTGGCGGCAAGGAGGGCGGCACGGTTATCCATCAGAAAGTTTCTATTACCTCGCCAAAGGCGCTGTCTGAACGGGAGGCGGCGCGGGAGTTTCACAAATTGAGCCGGAAACTTGCGCTGACGGATTGACCGTCAGCGCAAGATGTAAAACGGTGCATCAATCGGGAATAATATGTTCATTTATGGCTCCGCATTCCTCGCATTGCAATTCAACTCTTTCCACAACTTGATCCGCTGTGTATCCAATGTCGATTATTTTAAGTTTTTTGCTTGTGCATGAACTGCAAACTACTGTTGATAAAAGGTCATCCGATTTTTGACAAATGTTTATATAAACGGATACTAATGGAATACACAGCGAAACGCAGGACGAAACATCATAATGGGTTGAGGATCGGGAATGGGTAATTTTGCTGGCCAAATCCCATATGGCTTCAGTCAATTTCTTTATAATGCCTCTATACTCCTTTTGGGATTGGCCCGAACAGTGATACTTAACGCACAATTCTGCCTTTTTCTTGAAATTGGATGCCTGTGGCGGTTCTTCCTCTCCCGCCATAAAAGGCTCATAAATGTGATTCCCTAATTCAATCAGTATTTCCCTGCATTGTACGCCAATTGCCTGAAAATCCTCAATTTCAATTGCTTCATCAATTAAAGATGCTATGCTCTTTAATTTCCGAAAAAGCATAGCGGGAATTTCAGAATTTACCGATACGGCTTCTACATAGCCTTCTGGGTTATATTCCATTCTACTCTGCTCCATGCGTCGCATCAAACCCATGTGGAAAGAGTAAACTTCGTCTGCTCCAAAATAAAATGCTCCCTGCGTATATAAGTTCATAGGGACTGTTTCCCCTTCAACTACCCACCAAGCACCATCTGTATCTGTTTTAACATTCCAAACATGAACAAGGACGCCTAAATCATCAAAATGATGTTCTGGTTTTGCGCTTGTGACTTTACATTTATGTTGACTTTGCCATTCCACATATTCGGTAACTTCTTTATATGTACGTGTTGATTGCATATTAACCCCTCGCAATTAATCTGATCATTTTTTATATTCTACCACACCCCTTCGTCAAAAACTACCCCGAAAGGAGGAATTTCCCCATGACCATCACCTACACCAACGCCACTGGCGAATCGCTATCGCTCCGGCAACGGCGTCCCTACTTCCTCCAGCGGATGGACGGCACCGGGAACGTGCGGAACACCGTCACCACTTTCAAGGCGCCGAATCAAGACGGTGCTTTTTTCATATCCGGCTCCTTGGAAATGCGGAACATTCTGCTGGAAGGGACAATCGTTGGAGATACGGTCGATCAGACCCATGAGGCCCGGAAACGGCTGCTCCGTGTGTTTAGCCCGAAGCAGAAAGGGATGCTGGTCTACCGGGGGGCGCAAATCCCCTGCATCGTGGAGGAGGCTGGGTTTGTCGCTACCGAAAGCGCACGATCCCCGGCGTTCTTTATATCGCTGCTCTGCCCTTCGCCCTTCTTCGAGGCGTTGGACGAACTGCGTGTGGAATTGGCGTCATGGGTAAACAAACTCAGCTTTACACTGGAAATCCCGGAGAGCGGCATAGAGTTTGGTCTCCGGCAGCCCAGCCAAATCATCACGGTCGACAACCCCGGCGATGTGCCTTGCGGATGCACCATTTCCTTTGTCGCGCTGGGTACGCTTACCAACCCGGAATTGATGAGCGTGGACAGCGGCGAGGTCTTCCGGCTGCTCAAAACCATGACCAGCGGTGAAGAACTGCGCGTACACACACCCTTCGCTGGGAAGCGGGTGGTGCAGATCATAGGCAATACCGAAACAAACGCCTTTGCCTTCATGGACACAGCGTCCACCTTCTTTCAGCTTGCGCCGGGCCGCAACACCCTCCGCTATAACGCAGACACAAACATGGAACTGCTGGAAGTGAGCGTTTTCTACCGACCGCAGTATTTGGGAGTGTAAACAATTGATAATTGACAATGAACAATTGACAATTAGGGGGACGAACAATGGAATTGTTTGTATTTGGGGCAAATAGGGCTTTGATGGGCATCGTGGAGTCCTATGAATACCTCCGCTGGACGCGCCGGTATTCCCGCTGCGGATCGTTTGAACTAATCGCCATCGCCACGCCGGAAAATTTGGCCTTGCTCAAGGAGGGCAGTATCCTTCAAAAACCCGGTGATGAAGAGACCGGGATCATTGAGCGCGTCGAATTAACACAAGCTGACCGGGAGATCATCACGGCCAGCGGGCGGTTCGCCACAAGTATGCTCTCCCGGCGCATCATTTGGGGAACGGAAACCCTGCGCGGCGATTTGTCGACCGCCATTTCCCAATTGCTCACAAAGCATCTGCTGACTCCGACGGACAACGCCCGGAAAATATCGGGTTTCGCGTTTTCCTCGACCGCGCCCAGCTTGGCGGTTTCCACGCAGACATCTTACAAAAATCTGATGGAGGCCGTGTGCGACCTCTGCGATGGATTGGAAGTGGGCGTGAAAACCATCTTCGACCCGGCATCGGGATTGTTTACCGTGGCTCTGTACATGGGCGAGGCTTCCCCGGTGGTGTTTTCCAAAGAGTATGAAAATCTCACCGAGCAGATATATACGGAAAGCGTGGACGGATATGCCAACACCGCGCTGATCGGCGGCGAGGGGGAGGGTTCGGCTCGGCAATTCGTCACCCTCGCACAAGGCTCCGGCGAGAGCCGCCGCGAGGTGTTCGTGGATGCCCGCGATCTGCAATCGGCTGATTTCCCCAACGGATACACAGACGCACTGACCTTTCGCGGCCAGTCTCGGCTGGCAGAATTGGCGCCACGATACAGTTTCGACGCCGGGGTAAACCCACACGGCAACCTCCGTTACAAAACAGACTTCGACCTCGGCCAGTCCGTGAAGGTGATTTCCAAAGCATGGGGCGTTACCATGACGGCCCGGATCACCGAGATCGAGGAAACCTACGACCAAAACGGACAATCGCTGTTTCTGACCTTTGGTAAATCCGAACTGACCCTTGCCCAAAAGATGCGCTCGGACATGAGCGGCATGAAAACCGCCATTCTCGCCCCGGCCAGCGGCGGCGGATCGGGTGAAGTCCCGGACGCTTCCATCACGGCAGCAAAGATAGAAAATAACGCCGTCATCGCCGATAAAATAGCGGCGGGAGCAGTTACCACGGCAAAGATGCCCGACAATGCCATCACGACCGCCAAGATTGCAGCGGGGGCGGTTACAAATGCCAAAATTGCAGACTCCACCATCGCTGCCGCCAAACTTGCGGACGGCGCGGTCACACTGGCAAAAATAAACTCCGCAGCTTTGCCCAGCACGGCGAATACCTACGCCCAGCGGCTGATGACAGATACATACATGGACGCCGCTGGTACTGTCAATCTCAATGATTACATGACCGCTGGCGAATATACGCTGTCCGCTCCGGCTCGACCCACCCTGCGGAAAGGCTCCATCGGTGCGGATGTATTATATCTCCAGCAGCGGCTGTGCGCCCACGGTTTCCCGGTGCTGACGGACGGCTCCTTCGGCGCGGATACCGAGGACAAACTGCGGAAATTCCAATCTGCCCGGAAGCTGGGCGTCGATGGTGTGTGCGGCCCGCTGACATGGTCTGCACTGGAGGCGGAACCGCCGAAGCTGACCCACGAGGAATGCCGCGCAGTCATTCAAAGCAAATGCCAATTCTCCGATCCGGCAGCCGTTTGGGTGGCCATTGAAACCCACCGCTTCGCTGATGACCTTTACCGAAAGC